TTGACTCTAACTTCCTTGACTGCTCACTCTTAGTCTCCTGTGTACTTTTAGTAATAGCTGATGTGTTAGCCTTAGCAATACCTGCATTACCCTTGTTAGTGATCTCAAGCTCCTGCCTCTTGAAGTCCTCAATGATAAGCCCTTTTAATTTCAGAGCCTTAGCAAGTAAAGCAGTATCACCTGTAAGCTCAGCATCTTTAATCTGTTGCTCAACCTTAGACAATGCCTCTTTCTTTTGGATGTCAAGCATAGCCTTAGCACGCTCAGACTCACCTTTGATTTGCTTAGCCTGTAGCATCTCAATCTGTTTGTCAAGGTCAGCCTCTAACTTCTGCTTAGCCTGTATCCTGGCTATATCATTAGCAAGCATATCTCTGTTAAGCTGTACTTGTGCATTGAACAACTCATCCATTCTCTTTACATCCTCTTCTGATAGCTCCTCCTTAAGTTGTAAGGCATCCATCTCAGCTTGGTTCTGAGCATAGGTCTGCTCCATGGTCTGTTGCTTGATGTCATAGATAGACTCATTCTGGTTAATCTCTATACCTAACTGCTTCTCCAATGCCTCTATCTCAGCATTACTCATGTCCTTAGTTAGGTTATACAAGTCCTCTCTTGCCTTACCTTGTTCCTGTATGTTCTTAATGTTCTTCTCACTTGACTCCTTCACAGCCTCTGCATTCTCTTCTGCTGCATTGTCAGTCAATCCCATCCAGTCAGTCAAGTCCTTGAAGCCTTGTATCACCGCATTGATAGGCCCCATGATAGCCTTGAATATTGCATCAAGTACTCCTATCTTTTTAAGGAAGAAACCAATGGCAACTACTATGGCAGTGATTACCGCTATGAGTAAAAATAAAGGGTTAGCTAAGATGGTCATCCCTAACTTAACGAATGCACCACCAACAGTTGAGATAGTACTCACCAATCCCTTCATGCTCTTTCCTATATCAGCCGGGTTGAGCTTGCCTAATGACATGGCGAAGTTCTTTGCTTTATCACTTGCCTCTTCAAAGTCTAAGCTCATCAATGAGTCCTTGATGCCACCTATACCATTACTCACCTGCTCAAACTTAGAGCCAGTGGCAAAGACATTCACAGCCTCATTAGCATCACCTATCCTGTCCTTGAGCTCACCTGCCCTTTGACTCAGTGCAACTATTGCAGCAGGGTCAGTAGCATCGGCAATGGCTCCCTTGAGTTCTCTCAACTCAGCCTTCATGGCACCTATGCCTGTTATCTTTAACGGTATGTCAACTTCATTCATATACTCTAATTTCTATTGTGTTATTAAACAAATGACTGTCATGATAATCAGCATGGGGGTTCTTTAAGTTAGTGGTAGCTACCCTTACTACATCATCTGAAAATCTAAATACATTCACTATACCATCAACCAACACTACACTCATCATGGTATAGGTCTTATCCAAGGTAAAAGCTCCTGTTAGTGTGCCCTCATATATGCCTGTACTGTCTCTGGTCCATACTATGTCACCTATGCTGTTCTCAAGCACAATCACTGTAGGTGCTGCTGTTCCTGTCTGAGTCATCAAGGCTACGTACTTCTTATATCTCACTACCACCTCACCATTGATACTGCCAGTCACAGTCAAGTTACTCACCACCATACCATCCTCTTCAAGGACTTGACCATCACCTATCAACACACCCCTTGTGCCAGCCGTCACTGTGTTGCCCCTACCAAACACCATAGCATCTGCACCAGGCATGATCACGTTGTTGTTCATACTCATGGTCCGCAACATGGAGTCAGTACCTACAGCTGTGATGGTGTCACCTATCGGGTTGCCATTGCCAGTCTGGAAGGATACAAGGTCAATCTCTGTATCTATGCTTATCAACTCCACCTTAGTCAACTGGTTGTTGTTAGCGTTGTAGTCAGCTATCTTGTTGATGTTCCACCATGAGTTGTCTATGTATATCTTATCATTGAGCTTGAGTGACTGGATGTCCACCTCATCAAGGTCAAACATAGCCACCAACATCTTACCTACATTTATCTGGTTGACTGTGCGTCTCCAGTATAGGTTGTACAGGTTGTTAGCTGTCAATGACTCAGTCTGGTAGAAGTAGAAGTCATTAGTGCCAAAGTTAATGTCAAAGGTCGGAGTCAAGGCATTGTTGAAGTGACCTAACATTGGATAGTTAGTCACACCATACTGACCTGTTGTTCCAAAGTCTACTATGTCAAACGGTCCACACACCTGCTCACCACCATCATACAAGATACGGATGTTGTTGTTGGGTGCGGAGCCTATCATGGCTGGAACATAAGCCCCAAATGGTGTATAGTAAACTGGAGTAGGGGAGAACAGTAGCTCCTTAACATCCACGTCCTTAACATATTCATTGTCAAATGTATATTCTATCTGACCGTATATCTCACCAGTCATCTGTGTGTATAATGTGTTGAACTCATCCTCATCCTGTGCGTAGGTTAGCTTGAGCTTCTTCTTAGTCAAGTCTGGAAGGAATACCAAGTCCTGCCCTCTGTCCTTAGCCAGCTTGCTTGACCAGTCCTTCTCAGCACCTGAGTCATAGTACTCATCCCTATGTCTCAACACAAGGTTGTATGGGTTGTCAATGTCCTGCTCAACATAAAGGTTGTACATCTGTAGGATGCCCTTCACGAAGTCTGACTGCTTGATCTCTACTGGCACGTATTGGTTCATGGTCAGCGTGCCACCAGTCACCTGTATGTTGTTGCTTGGCAGTATCACCATGTTGATGGAGGTCAAGTCAAGGACCACGTTAACGGGAACAAAAGTAGTTGGTGGATAATTAAACCATTGACTTGGAAAAGGAAATTGAGTAGTTGCTTGCTGTTGAGCAAATCCTAATATTTCAACTCCTACATGAAGTATCTGAATGTCTGCAGATGCTATACCTGTTATCAAGCCATTAGTTGCAGCTGGTATAGGTAAGGTATCTGTAAAGCTAAGTATTGTTGTACTGCCTGTTGGTAATGGTGATCCAACTGGATAGCCAACAGTAATGCTTGAGCCATATACATTGACTTGACCAAACCCTTCCACATATACTATGGCAAAGACTCTGTATCTATTCCATTCTTGACCATAAGGGCTGTCCATTATTGCTACAGCTCCACTGTTGTTGTCAAGTGAGATTGTGCCACCTATTGTCAAGCTGTACATATAATGCTCACCCGCTATAGCGCTGGTACTGAACGGTGTTGAGTACTCACCAAGTGTTGGGTCAAAGATGCCCTGTGTATCTATAAGCTCAGTCCATCCAGAGTCAACTGCCTCATTGAAGGTTACGTTCTGACCTACCGCCTGCACATTAGTTGTGGTCCATGTGTTGGTTGCCTCAACCTTGTAGTCCTCATAGTTCTGGTCATTAGTATCACCGTTGTAAGGTATCAACAACTTATCAAAGTGTGCAGAGGCTATGTCTGCCCATGTATATGTGAAGCCTGCCACAGCGAATATTCTATCCCAATATGTCTGAGCATAGATAGCTGGCTTGAAGTCATTAGCATTGTACAGGTTAGTGTTGTTGTACGGCATCAAGTACTTATACCCATCTGCCACAGTGTTGTTGAACGTGGCAACTATAGCACCAGAGTCAAAGGCATGGTCAAGGTCACTAAAGTCTAAGTCAGTCAAGTTAGCGTTCGTGATGGCTGTGAAGAACTCTGCTCTGCTATCCTTGATCAGTACACTGTATGTCACCTCATCCTCATAGCTGTTGTTAAGCTGCACCTTGTTCACACTCACCAACTGTAGCAATGCCTCATCTAAGATTGGTACACCGTTCTGTATCACCTGGCACTTAGTCAAGGCATTGATGTTGAAGGTGCCTGCTTGGATGTTCACATCATAGTAGTGACCTAACAGCTCATTGTTGTTCTTAGTTCCTTCCAGAGTCACAGTCTTAGAGAATGTACCCTTGCGAGATGTTAAGTCTCTGATGTCTCCGATGTTAAATGTTATAGGTAGGGATAGAGTCTCTGCTACATCCAGTACACCTGTGCTTAGTACTATCTTAACCATTGATCATGTCGTTGTTGCTTAACCTAACTTGGAGCTGTTGCCTGATGAGGTGCTTGTTCCTCACAGTATCTATGTCAAAGCTGTTGTTCATAACATTACAGCTGATGTACTCACCCAATACATACTCACAGCTCTCAAAGGTAACTGGAGCAATGTAGGTCTGTGGTGATGTTACCAACTCTTGGAAGTAGTATGCCTGTGCCTCTGTCATCCAGTTGGTGTTGAGGTCAATGGTCTTACTCACCTGAGTGTTGAAGTTAACATTACCTTGTTCATAACTTTTATACTGCCACTCTGCACCACTCACGAAGCCAGGCACATCCTTGTTGTAGGTCTCCCTCTTGATGTTTAGCTTCTCATAGGTCTTAAGCTGGAAGGCAAAGCTACTCCATGAACCCATACGGTCCAGAAACAAGATGTTGTACTGTGTGATCACTGGTCTCCTGTCTATCTTTATCTCATAAGATAATGACTGTACAGGGTTGAACGCTCCATCACTATACCACACTTGATATATCTTAGTATCATTCTTAATCAATGGACCAGTACCACTCACCACTGTAAGCGAGCCGAAGTTGTTAGGACCAACTGCCACACCCTTTATGTAGTCACCTCCTGCAATATCCTTGTAGAATAGATCACCGTTGTCATTCTCAAAGTACACCCTCTTGTTGATGCCTATACCATCACCTCTAAGGTTCAGCCATAAGTCTTGACTTGGAGTGCAGATGAATGTCTGTGGCTGATTGGTCAACCATTGCTTAGTCACACCATCAAGCTCATAGTCAGTCTCATCCCAGTTAGGCATCTCAAGCCATGGTTGCACACCGTTAAAGATATGCTTATCCAAGGTGCTCACTATGTCAAGGTTAACTGTCTTCCTGTTGTCAGCATACTTCACTGTACCGTTGATGGTTGCATCTGTTACATCTGCCCATAGTGCATTAATTGTGAAGTTAGTCGTGCCTGTGATGGCAATCACTGTGTGCAGTCCTTCCACTCCAGGGTTGGCAGCTGCTCCACCAACACCTTGTACTATGTTCACCTGGTCACCTACTTGGAAGGGATGAGTCGCTGTGATACGTACACTCCCACCATTGTCAACCAGTGAGGCTGTGTAACTTAGGTCAAAGATATACTCTTCACCTATCTTGATGTCGTAGTTATAGTAGCTATTCACAGCATCATAGAAGGTCACCACTGTAGGGTTGAAGTCAAAGCTCACCATGTTGCTCAGTAACTTACTTAAGTCCTGCTCACCATAGCCAGTGCCATAAGTCGGCAGTGCCTTGTAGTATCCTATCCTTGTTGCAGTGCCTGCCTCAAACACCTCAAAGATATATCTGAATCCTGCCTTGTTCACATTGGTGGAGTCCACTATGAACTTGCACTCATTGTATGCAGGAGTGAAGTCTTGAGGCTGTGCTATGAATGTTGTTGCCATACCTATATTGTATCTTGTATTGAATCCTGTTAGAAGGCAAGGTATGAGTCATCAGTGTAGTACTCCTGCTTGATGTATGTCGCTGCATAACGGATGGCATCCATTGCATCATCCCACAGCTTGACTGGTTCATCTGTTATCTGGTCTCCTATCTTCTTCCACTTGTAGTTCTCATACTCCTTCTTAAGTGCGGGGTGTTCCTCACAGATCACTCCAAAGGTCTTGATGTTGTCTATACCCTTCTTCACTACCTTGTTGGCATTCTCAATGTAATACCCTGCCCTATCTATCTCGGCAATGGTCTCTGGTCTTGAGTAGTCAGCCAGTATGTTGATGCTCTTCTCTATGCCTAACTGGTCCATCCTTGCGATGAGGTCAGTGGTAGTCAAGTAGCTCTCATAGATCACAGGCTCAATGTAGATGTCCTTGTCTCTCCAGTACACTCTAATGAGTGCAGTAGGGTGGTTGTATCCAAAGTCAAGCCCATAGACAAAGGATGTGAACTTAGCAGGACGGTGCTTGACAAAGGACCAGTTGCTGTAGATGTTGCTCTTGCTGATAGCTTTCTCACCCAAGGCATATATCTGATACTGTGCTTCATCTGTCCTCTTCAAGT